GTCTACGGCCCTTCGCGCATCGACATTCAAATTGATTTTTACGGAGCCCAAGCCGGCGAATTCTGCAAGACGGTTAAAACCGCCTTCCGTTCCCATTGGGGCTTTGCCCATTTCCCCGCGGGAATAAAGCCGCTTTACACGTCCGACGGCATGCAATCACCATTGACCACGGGGGAACAACAGTATGAAAGCCGTTGGACGTTGACGGCCTCAATGCAATACAATCCAACTGTTACCGTTCCTCAAGATTTTGCCGACGACCTTGGCGTCGCTAGCATAACCCCCGCGGACGTGTAATTATGCGGATTACCACTTATTTAACGAGGTGAACAAATGACTATCCCGGCCAGTGACATTGTTGTCGTCAACCCCGGCGTCGTTGGTTCCGGCGGTAATCCGCTGGCCCTTAACGGCGTCATGCTTTCCCAATCGACTTACCTTCCGACCAACGCTGTGCAAACCTTCGCCAGCGCGGACGCGGTAAGCGCCTTTTTCGGCCCCGCTTCCGCGGAGTACGCCCTAGCGCAAATTTACTTCCTTGGCTTCGATAACTCGACCATCAAGCCGGGGACGCTGATTTTTGCGCCGTTCGTGGCGACCGCCCGTGCGGCCTGGCTGCAATCCGGTTCCCTGGCCGGCATGACCCTGGCGCAACTGCAAGCCCTTTCCGGCATCCTCACTGTGACCATGAACGGCACCGTGAAGACGTCGACCAGTATCAACCTGGCAACGGCTACCAGTTTCAGCGACGCGGCCACGAAGATTGCCGCCGGCTTCACTGGCGGCCCGACCGTCACTTGGGACGCCGTGAAGTCTTGTTTCATCCTGACGTCCACCACCACGGGCGCCGCTTCCACCATGACCGAAGCAACCGGCACCCTGTCCGCCGGCCTCAAGCTGACCAGCGCGACCGGCATGCTCCTTTCCCAAGGCGACGACGTTGATACGCCGGCAACTTGCATGGATATGGTCAAGAGCAAAACCCAAAATTGGGTCGACTTCATGACCATTTGGGAGCCCGTGACCGCGGACAAAACGAACTTTGCCGTTTGGACGAACGCGCAAAATCAACGTTACGCCTATATCGTTTGGGACACGGACGCGCAAGCCATCATTGGCGGTTCGACTACGAACTTCGGCTACCTGGCGAAAACCGCGGCATACGACGGCGTCGTCCCGGTCTACAACACCAAGGAGCTTGCGGCCTTCGTGCTGGGCTCAGTGGCGTCCATCGACTTTAGCCGCACCAATGGCCGCATTACGGCCGCCTTTAAATCCCAACCGGGCTTTGCTGCCACTGTGACCGACCAGCAAATTGCCGCCAACCTTCTGGCGAACGGCTATAGCTTCTATGGTGCCTACGCGACGGCCAATGACAATTTCAACTTCCTGTATAACGGCCAAATGACCGGCAAATGGAAGTGGCTGGACACCTTCGTGGACCAAGTCTACTTGAACAGCCAATTCCAACTTGCGCTTATGACCCTGCTTACTCAGGTCAAGTCGATTCCGTACAACGAAAGCGGCTATAGCCTGATTCGTGCGGCCATGATTGACCCGATCAGCCAGGCGCTTAACTTTGGCAGCATTCGCACCGGCATTACCATGTCGGCGTCGCAGAAGGCCCAAGTGAACCAAGCCGCTGGCCTGGACGTGTCCACGATCATTGAGCAGCAGGGCTATTACCTGCAAATCCTTGACCCGGGCGCCCAAGTTCGCGGCAACCGTGGCACGCCGGTAATTAACTTCTGGTACACCGACGGTGGCGCCGTGCAGAAGATTACCGTCGCATCCATTGACATCATGTAACCGGGGAGGCCATCAAAATGGACAATTCCACTATCACCAGCGCCAACAGCGTTTTTACCCTTGTGGTCGCGGGCCTCTTCCCGGCCCCCGTCCAACTCAAGGGCTACGCCAGCGACAAGGCTTTCACCACGGAAGCGGTCGACCTGGCCGAAGTTCAAATGGGCGTCGACGGGCGCATGACCGCGGGCTTTGTGCCCAACCCGGTAAAGCAAACGATTACGCTGCAGGCGGACAGCCCCAGCAAGGACATTTTCACCGCCATGATTCAGGCCATGAAGACGGCGCGGGAAGTGTTCTACATTTCGGGTTCCATCGCGCTACCTTCGACCGGCGAAGCCTTCACCTTGACCCGCGGCATTCTGACGAACGCAAAGCAGATTCCCGACGCGCAAAAGGTCTTGCAGCCGGTTGATTACGTCATTACCTGGGAAAGCGTGAACCGCTCCCTGCTGTAACCAGTTCGCCCCGGGCAAGGTCCACAAGGCCGCGTTGCCCTCTCCCAGCGCACGCCCGGGGCACCCAACACCAAGGAGAGGTCAACGATTCGGAGAGGAATCAACATGGCACGTACCGAAATGCCCGCCAGCCGGGCGGAATCCTGGGCAATGCGGGCGCTTCTGGCACTCATGGCCGGCGGCGTTGAAGTCCCGGAAGGCTTTGAGCGCATGGGCATGGCGGCAATGGCCGAAATTGGCATTAAGGCGCTGGCCGGGCTCAAATGGGAAGTCGCGGAACCGCTGCTTGCTGAAATGTGGTCGTGCGTGCAAATCATGCCGGACCCCAGCAAAACGCACCTTGTCCGCAATCTGATTGAAGAAGACATTGAGGAAATCACGACCCGGGTAAAACTCCGGGCGGAAGTGTGGAAGCTGCACACGGGTTTTTTGAAGGCCGTCGTCCACTCAATCTCCGGCGGACCCCGGGCGGCGGCGGCCAGCAAAAAGGGTTTGCGGAATACCTGAACATTTCGGCCCCCATTGCGACCTTGCTATCCAAGCGAATTGCCACACTTCACGAATTGGATACGGTCTATGGGGTCCGGGACGTCTACGATATGCTAGAGGTCATAACGATAGACGATTACAATAACGCATTGGCAAACCGGGAATAATCCGCATGGCTACCATCATCGACAGCTTACTTGTGAAACTTGGCTTGGATTCTTCGGAATTTGACGCCAAGAAGTCCAAGGTCGACAAGGGCCTTAAGGATACCGGCGGGGAAGCCGACAAGACAGGCGCCAAACTCAAGAAGAGCGGCAAGGACGGGGCGGAAGGCTTTGAGAATGTAGCCAAGAGCGCCGCCAAGTTCCTTGCCCTCATTGGCGGAACAATGGCCGTAAAGCGGTTCATTGAAAATCAGATTGAAGCGAATGCCGCCCTTGACCGCTTCGCGCAAAACCTCGACCAAAGTGCAAACAGCATTTCCGCATGGGGCAACGCTGCCGAACTGGCCGGCGGCTCCGCGGAAGGGCTGCAAGGCACCATGGACATGCTCAGTGAGTCGCAAACGGAATTGCAGCTTACCGGGCAAAGTGGCCTTATCCCCTATTTCTCCGCGCTTGGCGTGAGCCTGGCCGATACCCAAGGCAAGGCCCGGCCGGTCAATGAGCTATTGCTAGACCTGTCCGACCGTTTCAGCAAAATGGACCGCACCACCGCCAACAACATGGGGCGGATGATGGGCATTGACCAAGGAACAATGCGACTTTTGCTTAAGGGGCGTTCCGAAGTTGAATTGATGATTGCCCGGCAAAAGCAATATGGCGCCGTCACCAAACAGCAGGCCGAAGAAGCCAGCCGCTTGCGTAACGCCATGGTCGCCAGCAAGCAAAGTTTTGAAGCCTTTGGCCGTGAATTGCTGTCGGCCGCGACGCCCGCGCTGGAAAAAATGTTTGCCATTTTCTCCGACTTCGGTTCATGGATTCAGGAAAATAAGGAGTTCGTACAAACCTTCCTTACCAGCATTGCCGTCGGCCTGGCAGGCATTGCAGCGGCCACGATTCCCATTAACTTGACGGTCGTCGCCGTGCTGGCCCTGGCCGCTGCCGTTGCTGCACTGTGGCAGGATTACCAGACATGGAAGCGCGGGGGCGACAGCTTCATTGATTGGAGCAAGTGGGAGCCCGGATTTAAGGCCGCTGGCGCTGGTATCAAATGGCTTAAGGATTTGTTGGGCGACATGGTGTACCGCGCAATTGCCGCGGCCGACGTGTTGTCGGCCGTATTCAATCGGGATTGGGAGCGGGCCAAGTTTGCGGCCGGGGAGTTCATGAGCGGGAACGGCAAGAAGTATGGCACCGACGATGCTCCGGCGCCCCCGGGTGCCCCTGGTTCCCCGGATCCGGCCGCCGGCTCCGGTACTGTCAATTCAACCGGCAAGAGCGCCGCGGGCGGCACCAAGGAAGAGCAAGCCGCCATGGCCTATTTTCAGGCCCAAGGCTGGTCGCGGGAGCAAGCCGCGGGCCTCGCTGCCAACATCAAGCGGGAAAGCGCCTTTAGGCCGGATGCTGTGGGCGACAACGGCAAGGCGTATGGCATCGCCCAATGGCACCCCGACCGGCAAGCCGAGTTCAAAAAGAAGTTCGGCAAGGATATTCAAGGGTCAAGCATGGAAGAGCAAATGGCCTTCATGCACTACGAATTGACCCAAGGTAACGAACGGAAGGCCGGCAACATTCTACGCGGGACCAGTAGCGCCGCCGAAGCCGCCGCCGCGGTATCCAAGCACTACGAACGCCCGGCCGACCGGGAAGGTGAAGCCGCCAAGCGGGGACAACTGGCCCTTGCCATGCTTGGGGGCGTGCCTGGCGCCTCTCAGGCCGCCGCCGGGGCTGGTGCTGGTCAAGTTGCCCAAGCGAACGCCGCCGGGGCGCCTGGGGGCGGTTCCAAGAGCGTGGAAACCCACATTGGAGAGGTCAAGGTCTACACGGCGGCCACGGACGCCAACGGCATTGCCAAGGACATGGGTAAGTCGCTGGATTACCTCTTTACCTCTCAAGCCCA